GTAAACAATTTTAGGAGGTAGGACTCGCACTATCCCTACATCTCTTTTGACCCAATGGGTGTGTGGACGCAAGATTTTTCCACCTCTCCTATTAATATTATACTATTTTATTGTCATTTTTATCAAATATTTTTCTTATTTTGCCATTTTGCTCATATTTATCAATTCTTTGTTGTTTAAGTATTTGCATTTGAATAATTGAGTTTTTATAACCTTTTTCACTTTCTAAAGCATTAGGGGTATTTAATTTCATAGTTATTTTAACATTTTCATCCATTTGTTTCACTATCCATAATGTATCTGTTTTATCAATCTGGATATATAAAGAATCAGGATTGTTTAATATTTTCGGTATATCTTCTACATACTTTAATATTTCTGGGTGTTTTTCTAAATGTAATTTTCTGTCTGGCATCAATACAACATCTTTAGTTATAGTTGTTATACTGCTATCATATTTACTTATATTAAACTTTCCTACAATGCTTTTTTCTATTATCTCTTGTTGTGCCTTTTTCTTTTCTTTTTTTGTTTTCCAATTTTGATATGTTTTGGAAACTTTATTACTAGAGCTTAAACTTAATTTATTAGTTCCTATCCATTCATTAGAAACAACTCTTGTTCTTCCTGTTTTGTTTAAAAAATCCAAATATTCTTTTCTGTAATCACTTAATTCTCTTGTTTTTGATTTAATATAATCTTGCTCTGAGTTAGATTCTTTAAGCATAGCTATTTCTCTTTTTTTATTTCTTATTTTTCTTTCATACAATCTTTGTTGTTGTTTTTCTCTATATGCTTTATCATTCTCTTTTTTGGTAAAATCTTTATCTCTTTTTATAGACAGATTAGGAACAAAAGCATATCTTGAGTGCCCACAATTAATACCTAATATTCCAGCTGGTTTACCATAAGTAGAACTTGACCACGCTCTTGGTTTTATAACTCTACCATTACCATCTTGGATTAGTGCTGTATCGCCACTTAAAGAAAATATTTGTCCATGATCTTGACTACATAAAGGTCTTGCTCCTAAATGAGAACTAATCTCTATATAATCATTTCCTGCAAGTAGCATTCTTTCTTCTTGCACTCTATTTATTGTATTTTGAGTATTAGTTCTTATTACCATTTTTGTATATGCTTCAGGGCTCCATTGAGCACCATTTTTGGCAGTAAATCCTGTCAACCCTTTTTGTGCTAACTCACTTACTGATTCTTGCATAGCTTTATTAGTAGTTTTTGTTCCTGCTAACACTTGAGAAGATACTTTATTTACTATATTAGTATATTCTCTACTTGCACTTGTTAAAAGACTTACATTTTGTTTATTAAATGTTGTTAATACTTCATTAACTGCTTTTGTTAAAACATTTTTAACAACTATTTCTTCATTCATTGGATTTATTTCATTAAGAATACCTGCTTTAATACCTAATTCCAATATTTTTGAATCTATTTCAGTTCCTATTTCTTTGGCTCTATCAAACACTTGATTAACCTCTTTAATAGTTTTACCACTATATTTAGCAATTAATTCTGCATTTTCCTCATTTAATCCATTAAGTTCTTTTAATCTTTCTAATTGCCATTCATTTACATTACCACTACCAACTATTTTTTCTCTTTTTTCAGTATCATACTGATCTATTTCCATTGGTTTACCTCGTGACAATTTATCAGCAATATTTAGCAATAATTCATTTTCTATATCGATATAAAGTCTTTCAACTTGTTCTTCTAATTCTTCTAAAGACATTTATATCACCTACTTTTGTTCAGTTGGTTCTTCTTTCTTTTCTTGCTCTTTATCCATTCCAAAGAAGTCCATACCTTCAGGCACAACAACTTTATTTTCATTTTTTATTTTTTCTATTTCTTCTTGAATTTCTGCATCTTCATAATGTAAATATTTCTTCATAAATTTTTCTAAAGAAATTGTTTTATTTTGATATAATTCTAAACCTCTTTTAATTAAAGCATTTTCATCCTCTATAATTGAATCATCAAATACTATATTAATTGATTTGCAAGGGATTCCTTCAATTTCACATACTGCTTTAACTAAATCATATAAACAATCATTTACCATTGTTTGATGATGTACTTTAGTTCTATATGTATCACTATTTTCACTTACTACTTCTGTGGCTGTTTTTAAACCATTACCATCAAATGAATAATAGTTTTGACCTAACCCTGCTCCTGCACTTAAATAATTAAGTTCTGCATTTATTCCTGATATATGTTCTTGATATCTTAAGTTAAAATCTATTTCTTTTACAGGTTGATTTTCCATACCACTTATAGCAACATAAACTTCATCATTTGTATCAAAATAACTAACATAATTTACCTTACCATCTGCATCAGCTACTGCTCTTTTATTTACTGCAGTTCTATCTACAAGAATTCTCTTTTTTCCTGTTTTATATTCTCTTGTAAAACTATCATATTTTACATCTATTGCTTTAAATTTATCAATATGATTTGCTAATATACTTAATCCCATAGGACTATCTGTATCAAAATTATTAGAAACAACAGGCTTCCACACTTGAAAATGTGGATTATCTGTTTCATATTCTTCAAATTCTTTTACTTTAGGAAACTTTTCAGAAAAACTTATTTCTTTTCCTATAGTGTCTTCATTTTTAGAACAATATAACTCATTTAATTTTTTATATTTGTTTTCTATAAACTCATGATATGTAAGATGTGTATAATACTTTTTCTTACTTCCACTACCCTCAGTAAATCTACTTACTGTTATTAACCCATTAATATATGAATTAGTATATGCGAAAGGTAGAACAACATCTCCATCTATATAATCAATTAATGTTTTATCATCTTTCTTGTATTCTACAGTTACACCTGTTCCTAATGCAAATACCTTTTCCAAAAATACTGGGAAATTTACCATAAACCCATTTTCTTTACTATTTAATACATCCCACAATCTTTTTGTGTTCTTTTTATTGTCAAGTGTTATTTGTACCTTTTCAGACCATTCTAATTTTGTAAAATCTTCACATAATTTTTTTGGCATATTTAAAGTATATCTTTCACATTCGCATATAGAACCATCTGCCATTTTTACATTAAAATAATGGAAGTCGTTTACATTTCCTCTATACCAACTTTTCCATATTGCCATCATATCATAAATACTACCTACAACTACATTTACTCCCTTTTTAGATAATGTACCTTGTATATCGTTATATAGTTTCTTTCATATCACTCCTTAATGTTTAATTTATTTAAGTTATCTTTTATCCAATATTGAAATATATCTTGTGTATGATCTGCATAATAATAAGAGTAATCATTACACCAACTATTAAAATATGGTTCTTGTCCAACAAATTCTTTTTCTTCTTTATTTGGCTCTGGCTTACCTTTTTCAATAGTTCCTTCTTTCCACATATAATTTTCATTTTCTTTTTTAAATATTGAATTATTATTAGTGTTTAATACTCTAAACTTTCCCGTTGATAAAAAAGTTTGAGAATAATCTATTAATTCTTCTTTATTCTTACCCTTGTTAACTGGGTGTAATCTTATACCATAATCTTTATAAAACTGATTTCTTAATGCACCTTCTGCTGAATCTATTGTTTCTTGGTCTTCGGGTGCTTTCCATCTTTTAAACATAGCTACTCTAAAATTAAATATATCCTTTGACAATTCACTAGGTGCTTTTTTTACTATTTTTTCGTGTGGGCTGTAATAATACAAGTCTAGTAAATACCAATACCCATCTGTTGCATAACCAAAACAACCACAAGTAGTAGCACTTGTTTGATGTCCACCATCTATAGAAAAATCAAGATATATTATTCTTAACTTGTTAGCTTCTATATAATCCTTGTCAACATATTCTATAAGCTCTGGGTTGTATATCATTCCTTCCATACCAATTACTTCACCTAGATATATCCACCTATATCTTTTATTATCAAACTTTTCCATTCTTTTGGCTTCATCGATAAACATTTTACCTAACCATTTTTCAGGAACTGTACGATAATCAGATTCTGTAATTAAAACATCATCT